AGAGTTCGCATCCCTCTTTGATTGCGGCAACGCAGGCGTTTGCAGCGAATAAGAGGCTAATGGGGTCCACATCATTTGTCTTGCTTGCTATCTAGCTTGTCGAATATCTGCTTCAAGATGACCTTGACCTCTGCAATGTCTGACCTGTAGTCATCCTTTTGCACATAGCTGTGAGGCAAATCATTGACCTTGTCCTCCAACTTTTGGATGTTGCGTGTCATGGAGTTAATGACATAGGCCGCCAAGAATCCAGCAACGCCAATAACTAAGTTGAAGAGCTGCTGGTTGTCCATTACTCGCTCGCAGCCTGCAATGGAGTCAGGTCTTCTGTTGTCCAGTAATCTTTTGCGAGCATGATTGCCAAGTGGTCACGATTCCTCTTGAGCGTGTCTGCCCAATCAGCATCAGTCATGTCTTCGGGCTGTCCTGCGTTGATAAGGTTTACGCTGTCCATAGCGGCAGAGTAGTGCTTGGCAATTTGTTCTTGTTCGGTGAGTTCAATCATGTTCATGCTCCTTTAAGTGCGTCTATTTGAGCTTTGAGTTCTTTGATAGCGTTAATCATGTACCAAGTTAAATTATCTGAATTTACAGTCATCACGCCAGTTGATTCAGTATTTACACAATCAGGCAAAACAGCTTGCAGTTCTTGGGCAATCACACCCAACTGAACACCAGTTTTTTGGATTGCTTGATTTTGTGGTATTTCAGTAATTTCCTCTGATAAAAGATATTCAAAATTACGAACTTGAATTTGGTTGATAACATTTAAACCAGTGGTGTTGTCAACAATGTTCTTTTTTAGGCGGCGATCAGAAGCTATATCCCAAGTTGCTAAGTTTTTACCATTAAAAGCACCAGATGTACCACCAATAAACGCTGTATTTGAGCCTTTACCTGTAATACCTGCACCAACAACAATTTCACCTGTTACTGCTACGCCTGATTGAGTTGCTGCATAACCGATATATACGTTACTAGCACCTGTCGTTAATCCATACCCTGCTAGATAACCACACGCCGTATTATTATTAGCTGTCGTGTTTTGATTAAGACTTTCTCTACCCACCGCCGTATTACCAGCACCAGATGTAGTGGAATATAAAGCAGCAAAACCATAGCCTGAATTGTTTGAACCTGAAGTGTTTGCGTATAAAGCAAGACCACCTGCAGCAGAATTATATTCTCCCGAAGTGTTTGCTTGTAATGCTTGATAACCAATACTAGTAACGTATCCTGCACCTGTGTTTGCAGCACTCAAAGCACTAGCACCCACCGCTGTGTTAGTAGCCACAGCACCAGCACCTCTGCCGACTGTGAGTCCTTGAATAGAACCCGCACCAGTAACAGTCAATGTGCCAGAAGCCGTTATGTTTGCAAAGCCTGCCGTACCAGTAAGCGTTGGAGATGCGGATAAAACATTGCTACCAGTGCCAGTGCTTGTGCCAACGCCAGTGCCGCCCTTAGTCACTTTTAAAAGTGGACCAGCATCAAACAAGGCATCGATCAAATCGAGGTCCGTATTTACCTTATTTCCCCAAGTGTCAGTACTTGCACCTACTTCTGGTTTGGTAAGTAGCAGGTTGGTTGTAGTTGAGTCAGCCATTTTTAATCTCCATTAAATTCCGTGATTTGGGTGAAAGTCAAATTTCCGTTCAGCAGATTTTCTTTTGCAAACAGCTTCAAAAAAATTATCAAAATATCCTAAAAACTTTCCACAAATCTTTACTTCCCATCTAGTCTCATCTCTTCCAATTCTATTGCTCAAAGAAACTCCAACGACACCAGATGTATTGTCAGATGGTTTTGATTGGTTTCTGCTATTACCATAACTATCAGTTTCTCTTAAATTTATCATTCTGTTGTCATGTCTGATATGGTTTTCATGATCTATTTGATTTGGATAGACACCATGGACATAAAGCCATGCCAACCTATGAGCGCGATGTTTTACGCCATCAATTCCAATAGTTAAATATCCACGATCACTAAATCCACCAGCAATTTCTCCTTTAGCTGCTTTAGGTCGTCCAATAGACCATGTAAAAATACCTGACTCAGCGTCATAGTTCAACACTTCTTTTAATCGCTGCTGAGTCAATAATTCTGTTTTCTTCATTTCCAACCTATGCGGCCTCTTGCCAAGTGATTGAATTGTCTGCTAAATCAGACCAACTTTCTGATGTGTCTGCAACTGGTGTCCAGCTTTCTGATGTATCTGGAACAGCACCCCAGCCATACCCAATGATGATGCCAGCAGCGCCAATGGACTGAACCCCAATTATCCGTATGGATATGACATTTGATACGCTGCCAACTGATCCTGTGCCATTTACGCCAGTAATTGCTTGAAACGATATAACCTCTGCGCCGACAGTGCCAACGGCGCCAGTCGCCGCATTGCCTGTAACCGCCTTGGTGCTGGTCAGGCCAACAGTGCCAACAGCAGCTATAGACGCATTGCCTGTTAAAACAACAGCAGCAGACTGAGTGACACTGCCAACTGCCAGGCTTGACGCATTGCCTGTAACCGCCTTGGTTGATGTTGCTAAGACCGATCCGACAGCGCCAGTGGCTGCATTGCCTGTGATGGCAACAGATACAGTTAATCCAACTGTGCCTACATTGCCTGTGGCAATAGTCCCATCTTCTTGGATTGATCTGCTGGCCAGCAACGTACCAACGGCGCCAGTAGACGCATTGCCGCTGATGACGACATTGCCTATGCCGTAGGCGCCAAGGCCGTAATAGCCAGAACCATAAGCAGCCATACCGCTGCCTTAGTTAAGCCAGCCTGATCAGGCCGGTGCTTGCATCATTTGTCGGCATGGTCAGCGTAAATGTTCCAGCAGTCACTGTCTGACTGCCAAAGGTGTGGACGCTAACTGCCTTGTTTGACTGAGTCGAGTTATAGATCAAGACCGCGTCAAAGGCTGTAGATAAGGTCACAGCAGAGTAGCTGATGCTGGCGCTGGGGGTCACAAAAGCTGTAGTGCCACTGGTGCTTGGCGCAGTGCCAAATGTCACTGTCACGCCGCCTGCCGTGTAGCCATTGCCTGACACCTCGTTTGTGGCGCTGTAGGCTGTGGTGGCCGCATTGACAGTGGCAGATGCCAAGTACAGAGCAGCCTTGAAAGTGTCGGCTGTGGTGGCGCCTCGGACAACGCCAGTGCCAAAGTTATGGTGGCCGACAAGCAGCTCACCTTTGAAACTGGTACACATTGCTTGCGTATTAGCCATGATTTATCCCTTAAATTTGTTGACTGATGCCATCAGCAAAGACACCGCGCTTGAGCGCCATGTTGACAGATCGATGAACCAACTCACCAGCAAGCCAATACTCTACCCAGCTCGTTGTCTCGGTATCGTTCTCCAGTGAACCCTCACGCTTCTCAAGCAATGAGTCGTCCATCTCGCCCTTGGTGGTGGTAATGATCATCCAAATGTCCTTGCTCTTGCCATAATCGCGCCGCCTGATGTAGAACCCCGATCATCTGCAATCTGCAACTGATCTAGTCCCGCCTGGTACAGCGATGACCATACAGGTATTCTCGCATCGTCTTGCAAGTATGGCGCAGCCTGTAAGAGTGAGCCATACAAATAAACATCAGGCGCTTGAGTCAGCAGCCAGTTGGTAGTGTTTGTATTTGATAACTTAGCCAACTTTGCGTAATAGACCAACTGAGCTGTATATGCGCCATCAGGAATTGGCAACAATCTAAACTGATTTCCAACAATGCTGAAATACAGTGGCTTGCCGCTGGACAGGTAGGTCGTATTCGACAACTGATCCATTGCGTCAATGGTTTGGAATGACAGGTTAGTAATTGGATTGGTGTTGAGCTTGATGGACTTGGTTTCCAAGAAGTCGTCCGGCACAGTGCCATACTCAGCAGCCGCCGCAAATGTCGCATTGGCACGCACAATCATTTGGCGGGTACGCAACTGGCGCTCAATTTGAGCCTCTGCCAAGCTGACAAAGTCTGAAATGGCAGTTGCCAAATCAGTGCGGTTTAGCCAGTCGCCAACCGAGGT